GTATACACTAAAGAAGACTTATATATCTATATGTCAGTAGCGTCTTACAGACTTTACTTAGCTAACCAAGCAGCAGCAGGTTACGAAAGACTATACAATATGGGCGAAGGTTTCAGACCAATGTTTAACGGAATTAAGATTGCAGTTTGTTCAGGTATGGTAGACAACAAAATGTGTGCAGCTCAGGCGTCAAATCTTTTCTTTGGTACAGACTTAGTTTCTGACCACACAGAAATAAAAATGTTAGATATGGGTGACTTAGACGGTTCTGATAACATCAGAGTAGTAGCTAAGTTCACAGGTGGTACGCAACACGCACAAGGTGGCGACATAGTAAGATTAGAC